CACGCACGATAGTAATAGCAGAAGAGGTACGCATCATATCCTCATTTCCATCTCCACCAGAATCAAGATATCCAATTAACTGAGAGTAGAGTAGTGGTTGATCTTCTAGTTTTTCACACTCAAAAGGATCATATCCAAGTAGTCTAAGAACGCTACTTCTATTCTTTTCAAACTCACTATTAACCTCTTGGCTCATTAATAATGTTTGCGCATCATCTTTATTACCATTTTCAAGCGCCACTACTTGCTTAGCATCTTCAATATATGTTTGAAAAATATCACCATCACGCCATCTTTTACCATTATATTGTTTCATACTTACATTTGTAATATATGAATCCCAAATAGTCTGTTTGCGTGCGTCATTATTTGCAGCCCATGAATTATAACTTGTGTTCCATAAATTTTCTAAAAAGGGACGATCAATATATTCCAATGCGCTCATAACAGTTTTCTTTGTGCAACCTAAAAATTCTTGTCTGTTATCATCCCAGCCAAGTGCTATCCTTTTTACACAATCTTTACATATAGATGTAACTCCAGTCATAACTCTAGGGTCTGTAGATACATAAAAATCTGACCTTTTCTTTTCTTTTAAACAATGGTGGCATAAATATTTTTGCTCAACTGTAGTCTTTTTTGTGGAAGTAGTTTTCTTTCCTGCACTTCTTGCCATTTACTCTACCTCCTTCCTTATGTTTTAAATAAAAAGAAGTCCATTACTGAACTTCTTCTGCAGACTTAGTTTCTGCAATTTCCTTGTTAATGCGAGCTAGTTCTTTTTGGAATAGTTCATCGTTCTTAAAAACCAGAACTGTCTTATCGGCATTGGCTCTATCTGGCTTTACATCAATAACCTGACATCCAGCCTTTAGTAGCGCACGACCAACACCCATATTAAAAATTAACTTTGCTTCCTTTTTCATATTTTCCATAATTCATTTGTCCTTTCGGTTTTAGTATTTTATAAATTAATTTTGTATTGTAAACTTGTTTCTCTCATATAAGAGATTAAAGTTTAATATTATAAGTACATAACTTACCATCTTCTGGAGCAAAAATACATAATGTTTGCATTGGGTTAGAATATAATCTCTTGTTATTTGCATATTCATCAGTTCCACATAATGAACCTACTAGTGCGGATTCAATGCCAAACTGTTCAAACGCTTCTAAATGATGCTTGTCTCCAGAGAATGTATAGTCAATTGTCTTTCCATACTTCTTAGAGAATAAGCTATTAATTGTAACACCAATATCTCTAAACTTATCTAAGTCTCCATGAGTGCAAACTATGTTATAACCACAAACATTAAAATAAATAAATTCATAGAATTCACTATCAATAATATTTACCTTATTATTCTTTGATAATCTTTGCTTTAACCACCAAGGTATTACACGCTCCATATTATCAGCGTGAATGCTATCATCCTTATGTTGGATTGTTCTTGCATGATTACCATATGTGGAATACACATTAACGTAATCAGCATATATGGATAATGCATTAATAAAATTAGCAAGAATTTCAGACACATGCATTAATTGATCGCAAGTATTTTCTTCTGCGGCAACTCTAGATCCAGTATGTATAGCTCCATTAACAAAGTCACCTAATAATACAATATGTAAGGTTTTAATCTCGTGTTCTTGTAAAGCATTTGCAACTTTATCAAAAAGATTTGTGACTCTTTCTTTACAAATTTGTGTATTATATGAGTTCCAAATATTATTAGTAACTTGTCCGTAATGCCAGTCGCTTAGACATAACACAGCTTCCTCGTCAGTTGCGGCGTCCTTAAATGTAAACATATTAGAATAATCCTGAAGAGGGACTAAATTAGCAGCTTCAATTAGTCTTTCTGTTAAATGGTCCGCTCTTGCATCACTAACAAGAATTTTATTATATTCACGCCTCTGATCAAACAGTTGTCTCTTAGCCTTGTAAAGCTCGTCTGTCTGTTCTTTAATTGTTGCGGCATGTTCGTCAGTAAACTTTTCCTGACTAAATACATCATCCCATGCCTGTTGCATAACTCTATAACGTTTTCTCCAAGCACTAGAACCACGAAAATCTTCTTCACTAATACCGCACTGTGTATTAAGTGTTGGTGTAAGTTCTTCCCATGTGCTATCAATTAAACCAGAGTCTTTTGCCTGACCCACACGCCAAATATACTGTGACTCATTTTCATTTGGTAATCTCTGTAGTATTTGTTCCATATTATTTATCCTTTCTTGCTTTTCTTTTATAATAATTACTTTTCTTATATAACTTCTGTCTTATAGACTGCTTAAAAACTGCATAAGGAATTACCTTTTCAGGAGTAACGATTGTTGACCTATCTCTAGGATCAATAGATTCTCCTTTCGGTTTTCTCTTTCCACAAAGCACAACACCGGGTGCCAAGTGTAATTCACTATCTGCATCAAACTCTGCTGTATTAAAATGTTCTTCTATAATATTAGCAAGAGCATCAACAACCTCACGCATATTTTTCTTAAAGAAACCTGTTCTTTCAGCAAGCTCATCTACAAGCTCAGGTTTTTTCATAATTCTTTTCACTATTTTGCACCTCCCGTTTTGCAATTTTATTCAACAAGCTCATCTGCAAACTGGCTAACCCATCCACGATGATTAACTGTCAATTCGCAAACCTCACAATGTTCATGTCCTCTAAAATGCTCAATATATTTTTTAAATCCACTAGACGTTTTGTCTTCTAAATCACACTGTAAATCATGTCCTATACAAATAATTTTACAATCATCAGAACAACGTGTAAGTGTTTTCTTTAAATCTGAAACAGTATAATTTTGACATTCATCTAATATAATAACCTTTTTCTTTAAATTAGTTCCACGAAGAAAAGTATGTGTTAAAAGAGTCACATACGCTTCTCCGTATTTTTGATTAACCATTGAATCTGAGTTAATACAACTATTGGTGTTCATGTCACATTCAATCATAGCCTGATATGCTGGCTCAAAATAAACTTCACTTTTTTCCGTAATTGAACCAGGCAAATATCCCTGAGTTTTCTCTCCATATGCAGAACATATATATACAATTCCGTCATATTGATTATGTAAATAAAGAAGATTTGCAGCACCCATTGCTAACGTTGTTTTTCCGGTACCTGCTTTTGCATTCACAAAAATAATAGTATTATCTGGATTTAGCACGGCATTAACAAACTTCTTTTGATCGTCATCTAAATTTAATTTATAAAAAGGACGATTATCAATTGTCTTCGGCGCTTCTCCGTTATCATACACTCTCTGTGTCTTCTTAGATGCCATTTAAATTTCCCCTTTAAAATAAAATATCTAAATCATCAACAATTTCATCAACAATACCTAAACTTAACATTTCTTCAGTATAGATATACCAATCTTTCGTTGACATCTTTTTAAAGAGTTTCTGGTCAATCTTAGTTTTATTTAAAATAAAGTCTCTCATCTTATCAACAAGATACTTATAATTCTTCATTTGTTCAGTAGTTTGCTCAAAAGAACCACCAAGCTGACCTGATCCAGAGTGAATTAGACACTCGGTATTAGGCAGTGCATATCTTTTATGTCCTGCCATTAGAATTAATCCGGCAGCAGAGTAGGCCCAACAAGCATCAATAGTCCAAATAGGTGTCTTACTAATATTCATTAAGCCAATGAAAGCTAATGTAGAATCTAAATCTCCACCAGGAGAGTTAATAAAAATCTTAATTGGTTTACGTTCATCAACTGGAATATTTCTATCTTCCATATTGTAACGAAGAATCATCTTAGATAACTCAAACAATCCATCACCAATCTCGCCCTCAATCCACAAAACTCTATCTTGCTCGTCTTTGTAATATGTTAGCAAGTCTGGATTAGGTAACTGTAAATTTTCAATTGGTTCTGGAATAGCCAACAACATTTTATTCATATCAACATTCATATTTTTTGTTCCTCACTTTCATGGGTATTTATATAAGTTTTATTTAATAAATAAGAAAAAGGACAGTGCAAAAGCACTATCCTTTAGTCTCTATCATTATATGAAAATTCAATGTCAAATTTTACAAATCCAAAAAGTCGTTGCGGCTCTAAGCGTTTTCGCATTAATTTTGTATTGTAACTTTTTAAGGCTGTGCTAACAAAACTAAATATTTGCTCGTTTTTCCCTCATCAAATCTTTCATATAAGACTTTCTATGTTGTATTTGACACTCTTCGCATCTGCAAGTTTTTGTATTTAGCATACCAACAACAACATCTTCACCGCAATCAACACATTGAATAACCTTGAATTCACTTGTTTCTTCTTTCTGACTGCATTCCTTACAATATAATTTCATTGAAGACTTTTTAGTAATCTTAAACAACCTTCCGCAACCTCTACAGCGTTTATATCCACCGTTCTTATAGTTTAGATATGCATATGCCAGTTCTTTATAATCATCTTCACCAAGTTCTAGAACAGCCTCACTATTATCATCTACGAATCCTACTACCTTTAGATTGGTTCCAACAAGCATATGCTCAACAAGTAGTCCTTCCTGATATGCAAAGTGCAAATAACTAGCTCTTTCTTTACACGGTATTGCAACCCTAGACAGTTTAAAGAGATCACTCATAGAAATATACATTCTATTATTATTATCAGAAGACACATTATTATAGTATTTTGCAACTGCCAGAAGAACAAATGCAATTTTTTCTTTCCTAATATCATTCAATCCAACTATTTTATCAATTTCAGTCCGAGTGATTTTTACAGGTGATACACTTCTAAATTTATACTTTTTTGCACTAGAGATGTTTCTATAAATGATTTTAAAATACTTTTCTTCATAGAAATCAGCACAATTATTAGTCATATAAGTCAAAATTGCATCATAATTGTCTTCTTTTTTCATACCAAGTATATGGTGGTTATATCTTGCCAAATCTCTAATTGTCTCTTCTGGATTATTTTGGTTAACATATCCGCTCTGAATCTTTTCTTCAATATCTTTTCTGTCATCAAATTTAAAATTAATCATTCATTTCACCTCCAGCTCTAACACTTTTCATAGTAAATTTAAACCCGCCGTAACTAAATTCTCCATTTACATCTTGTTCGGGATAAGTATAACAACCAGACTTTGCAATAAGTTTTTCCACAATCACATCTCCACATAAGTTCCATACAATACTAACATCGATACCATCTTTATAACAAATATCAAGCAGCATTTCACATAAAATATATTTATTTTGACAAATTGAGAAACAAGTTTCCTCTAACTCTGCATTAAGTTTAACAATCTGATCAGCAGCGCTCTCTTCTTCATCTTCATGCTCTACGAATTTTTTCTTGTTAATCTCACGTTTCTTCTGTCTATACGCTTCACACTTAAGCTTTATAAGCTCATAATCCTCTTGTGCATACTCAAGACAACTTTTATAAATTTCATAGTCGAAATTAACATTTTCAAACATGTCAACACCGTCGAATACATCTTCAACGGCCCAACAAATACGATTCATAGTAGAGGGTGAGACATCAAGAGGTAGGCGTTTTTTATAAAAATCCAAGATTTTTTGCTCATTTTCTGGCAAATTACCATCATTTTTAAGTAAATCTCGTATATTTTTACCAGTTATACTTTGAATATGATCATCTGTATCACGAACAAATGCATCGTATTCTTGCTTTAAAGTGGTGTAGTTATAGCCAAAAAAGTATGGTTTTTTGAATGCACATAGCTGTTGATTTAGTGTTTTTTGTTCTATAATTTCAGCAGAATCGTCATTTCTTACTATATTTTCTTTAAAAATATACCAACTTTTAGGCATCGGGTTGGGTAAAATTCCCTTAGCTTTCCTTTATACCCTCGGTTTCCCGATATTTTAGTAGGGGAGTAGACTATATCTTCAACTCATAACGAGTTGTGTGGCACTTCCAAATGAGGAGTTTCACCTCAAATGTACTTCCTTACGGAATAGTCGTTTGACGTTCTTGCTTACGCAAGCTTCGCACTGGATTAACATATGTGTGTTTATTTTATGGAACTTGTTTCCATCTTTTATAATTGCAAATATCATTAATGCATTGAGGAGTAACGTTATATTTTCTTGAAATTTCAGAATAGTTGAAACCATCTCTATGTAATTTTCTAATTTCTACAACATCATCTACACAAAGCTTCTTAGGATTCTTCTCATAATATTTTTGTTGAGCCTGTTGTATGTTTTTACGACCATCTTCACTCATTGGTGCATACTTCATTCCAGTATGAGTTTCGGACATCTTTGCTCTTGTCTCATCTGATGCTTTTCTTCCTATGCCGTTAATTCTATTTTTCTCACCTATTTTTCTTTTTGTCTCATCGGATAAATGTTTTCCAAGGTTATATCCTTCATCTCCGCCGTCGTGAATATTATAAGCAAGTCCCATATCTTTATATAATTTAATATAATATTTTTCTCGATCACTTAATTCACCAACGCTGCAATCTTCAATAACTATAAACTCGAAATTTTCTTGTTTATATTTATCCCATGCACTTTGTAAATGCGGATTATCGTGTTTACCATTGTTTAATAAAGAACGATGCGAATCCCATCTATCTCCAAAATTCATTCCAGTTTTACCAACATAAATTTTACCATTAACTAAATTTCTAATACCATAAATACCGATTCTAGAATAAATATTATCTTCACGTTTAACCATATTACTCCTCCTTTCTTAATTAATTTTGTATTGTTAACACACACTTAGTTTTTCCCAGTTAGCTAACTCGTTAACACTCATTTCCTAATGCTACTTTACGTCGAGTTAACACCCTATATTTATAGGTTCACCACATTATTCGATGCATGTCACCATGCAAAGCGACTGTAATTCAATCGATTTCTTC